GGCGATGGTATTTGGTTTGATAGTCTTGGTGGTAAACATCACTCAAGGTGTATTCCTGATGATGGTGTAGTTGATGATAATCCTCCTATAGGTTTACCTGGCGATGGTATTTGGTTTGATAGTTTTGGAGATAGAAATTATTTTGCTGTTGAAGTGAACGGCCGACGTAAAGTATTAAGACGTATGAACGCTAGTGCGGCTTTGATACGTTCGGCAAGTGATTTGGATGTAGTATTTTTTGACAGATATGGTAGAGATTATAAGACTAATGCGGCAAACTATTCACCACATAGTTCTGTAGTCACAGACTATATGGATTTAGGTGAAGGTGTGTCGATGCAAATGGTAAACAATGGTAAGCCTAACTTTAAAGTTGATATGGATGGTGTGTCAGTTGGGCGTGGTCGCACTATGGGGTTTGAGAACAACCCAGTACTGAACACACTAAATGATGGTACGTTTATATCTAATGATAAGGTAGGTGTGATGTATTCTGATTATGCTACTGCGGCTCATTATAAGCCAGAAGATTGGTTGACTTTAACTTTTATTAAAGAAAATGGGTTTTTAGGCTCGACAGGAGCGGGAAAGTATGATACAATAGCTAGTACGGTATCAAAAGATTATGGTATGTTCTTTGGGTCAACAACTATGGCACTATCTAAAGGTAAAGGTGGGAGAAGTATTGTGAATATGTCAGACACAGTTCCGTCTTTGGCTTTTGAAGCTGGTCTGAGAGGTGAAGTGAAGAAGAACTTGAACTGGCAGTTTACTGTTAGTCAAGACCTACAGCCTGTTGGTGGTACGATGAGTGTGTCTTATGATGATAGACATGGTAGTAATATCTCTCGGACTATTGATATGGAAGATTATAGAGATACAAAATTTATGTTTAAGATTAACTACACTTGGTAATATATTATGGAATTTATACACACAAATGGTTATGAACCTTTCCCGGAGTTGCCTGTACATAAACTCCATGGTATGAGGTTCTATGAAGCACCGGATGGTTTAAAGTATCCTAGTATCACAACGGTACTAGGTAAACGTCCTGGTAAGCAAGAGGGTTTGCAGAAATGGCGTGATCGTATTGGTGAAGAACAAGCTCGTATTGTTTCTGGTAAAGCTGCTCGTAGGGGGACGGTGTTTCATAACATAGTTGAAAACTATTTGAAGAACAGTGACATCAATGATTTTAAGTCTGATCATTTTCTTGCTTGGCATATGTTTGGTGAGTTGAAAGAAAGCCTGAACACTAAGATCACAAAGGTGGTTATGCAAGAGCAGACTATGCACTCACCGAAGTATAAGGTGGCTGGTCGATGTGACTTTATAGGTGAGTACGATGGTAAACTATCAATAGTAGACTTCAAGACTACCACTACTGAAAAGAAAGAGCTATGGATAGAAGATTACTTTATTCAGTGTGCTGCATATGCTACGATGTTTGAAGAGCATACAGGTATGACAATAGAGAATATTGTTATTATGATGGTAGCTGAAAATGGAACGGTGCAGATTTTTGAAAAGAAAACTGCTGATTATTTACCTTTACTAGAGGAGATAATGGACGAATTTTATCTGAACTTAGATTTAGATAAATAACTATGTGAAAGATACTGATGACGATAAACAAGTAGACGGATCGGACGCCGGGGCAGTACCGGCCACCTCCACCAATTCACGGGTGATGTATCAGGGTATTTTTGATTTTGCTAAAATATTGAATGCCTATTATTACACACCCGACGAATGGAGTAGACAAGGGATGTGGGGTCCCTTACCAGATGACAGGAACAGTTTAATGGGGGTGAAACAGCATCGACGGACGGACGAAAGTTTATAAGAGGAATCTGACACTAAAACATAAAAGCCAATGATGACTTTTATTTCGAGGATTATGCGCTAGCTGCGTAATGTTCTCCGGGGTTTGGGGCGGCGCCTTGTTATTCAAGCCGCCCCGCTAAATTGAGGATTATATTATGGTAGAACAGAAAGTTACAACGAAAAGATTTGCACTTATAATTGATGAACTTGTGAGAACTAAGAATCTTACACATATGGAAGCAATTATATATTATTGCGAACAGAATATGCTTGAGCCCGCATCAGTAACTAAATGGATAGATAAATGTTTAAAGGAAAAAATCCAATTAGATGCTGAGAAATTAAATTACCTACCCAAAACATCTCAGTTGCCACTATGACAGAGTTTGAAGCTTATATACAGTTTCTAGCACTTAAATTACATTTTACATCTGAGCACTATGATTATTTTAAATATAATGGTAAGCACAATGCCACTATGGCTAGTTTTGAAAAGAGAACAGATAAGAGATTTTTTAAAAGATTAGCTAAACGAAATATTAATATTGTAGAATATTATGTGGCCAATTTGATTGATGGTAAAGAATGGGTATCACAATTTGAAGATAAAGTATGGAAGGAATGGTTAGCTAGAAATCAAAGTATAGAATATAATTTTGTAAATGATGCAGAAAAACTATTGACAAACGCTGAGTATTTTGATATAATATTTAATAGTGATAAAGGAAATCATCCAAAGTTAATTAAGGCATATTTAGGTAAGAAGATTAGTTTAGAAACTCTGGTGATTTTTGAAAAGTTATTACATTATAGAAAGAGATTTGATAAAGAGATTAATGAAACTTATGTCTGGCCTACGGTGAGTAGATTGATTGAAAGATACGAACCATTTGTAAAGGCTGATATGGGTAAATGTAAACAGATGTTAATAGATAAGACCCAGGAGTTTATAAATGAGTGAAGTTCAAAAAGAATCTTATGTAGATGAAGCTAAGAGGCGTATTGCTCACCTTTCATATAAATTGGAAGAAGCTGAAAAGAAAATAAAAATTCTTGAGTATGATAATGCAGAGTTAGCACGTTGGACAAATGATACTTGCCTTCCCAGATTGCAAGAATTAACTGATGAACTAGTGAACCGATATAACCAGAAGCGTTATAGAGGAAAAACTTACAACGATTTGAGATGGAAAGGAAGAGAAGGAATAGAAGGAAACGGAAAATAAAAGGATGCCTATAGAATTATCGAATCAGTTGAGTGAGTTAATAACTCCTTTTATTGTAGCATTATTAATGCTTGTAGTATCTTTATGGTTTAAAGATTTTGCAACAAAGATAGCTAAAGGGTTGGCCTTCTCATTGAATAAGTCATTTCAAGAAGGTGATAAGGTTATACTAGATGGAGAAAGAGCGCTTATTGTTAAAGTAGGCCTAACCCAAACCGTATTTGGTATTACAAAAAGCAAGGGTGAGTGGGAAGGTGACTATGTATGGAGATATGTTCCAAATGAGAGAATACCGTTTTTAAAATTAGAAAAGGTTGTGTTTGATAATACATCCACAATCAACGAAGGGAAGATAGAGGCCAATAAAACAAAGATAGAGGTACTTAGTAACAAATGAACCTAGATGGCTATAAGGAGCAGTTTGATGCCCTTAAAGTCCTTAGTCCACATGGTTACGAAGTCTATAGGTGGATGATAGACCTGGGTAGAAAATTGCAAGAGGATCCTTTGAGTGAAGAAAAACGAATTGCCTCTAATCGAGTTCACAGGTGTCAGTTTAGTTTGTTTGTGGACAAAGAAGAAGATAGATTTAAAGCGTGGAGTGATGCGATAATTGCCAGTGGCTATGCATATATGTTAGTAGATGTATTCAACAGTGCCGGGGGAAATGCTAAATACATTACACCTGAGTCTTTTGATCTACTAGATATAGCCAATTTACTATCCTTAAATAGACAGAATGGATTTTACCAGATGGTAGAGATGATAAGGAGCAGATTATAATGTGCCCGATATGTTGGATTAACGGACTGATTGCCTTTCTAATAGGCATGGGTGTACTGGCTATTGATAGTCCGTATACACCATGGCTGATAGGGTTGGCTGTCGTTCTTACTGCATACTCTATGTGGAAGTTTCATCAAGGGTATAAAAAATGGAAAGGTTTTAGTCCTGAACAACGGGCTAAGAATTGGAAAACAATTAAACGATTTGTACAAGGCATTATTGTGGGGGCTTTCGTAAGTGCTCTCGTATTTTATTCTGTGCATTGGGAAGCTATTGTGAATCCGCATATGACAGCCGAAGATCATCATCAGTAATGTCACACGTGGAAGAATATATGGAGGGAGAGAATCCAGTAGTTGATCAGATTGTCTCTAATCTGCGTCGGGTATATGATCCTGAAATCCCTACCAATGTATATGATCTAGGTTTGATATATGAGATTTGGTTAGATGAGAGATATTGCAAGGTCACCATGACCTTGACTTCTGCATTTTGTCCTGTAGGGGATGAGTTATATAGAGAAGTCAAGCAAGCGTGTGAAGTGCCAGATGTAGATATAGTAGATGTAGAAATGACGTTTGAACCACAGTGGGGTCCAGACATGATCCCTTCCCATACAAAATTGCAGATGGGCCTTCTATGAAGATGTATATATGCATCATATGTGGATGGATTTATGATGAAGAAGAAGGCAGTCCGGAAGATGGCATTAAGCCAGGAACTCGAT